AATGGAAAAACATATACATGGGATTCAGGAGTGAGTGGAGACACAAAATTTACAACACGTGCTTCTATGAATACAACAAATTATGTAACGGCTATTAGTAGTGGTGATGGAAACCCTACAGCTAGTAGATTTACTTTAATATCTCCAACAACAAGACACTTAGTCCACTTTGGAACTGAAACAACTTTAGGAGATTCTAGTTCCCAAGATGATATGTATCTTCGTTTCTCTGATATTAATGCTATCAATACCTTTGCACCAGAAGCAGATAACAGTGCAGGTGATCAAAGACTTCAAGACGGAACAAAATTAATGGGAGCTATTGTGGCTAAAGAAAACATTCTAGTTTGGACGGACAATGCTCTTTATACTATGAAATATGTTGGTGCACCTTATACTTTTGAATTTGAACAAGTAGGGACTAACTGCGGATTAATAGGCCAAAACGCATGCTGTGAAATAGATGGTGTTGCTTATTGGTTAAGTAATAATGGATTCTTTTCTTTTGATGGTACCGTTAACTCTTTACCTTGTGTAGTAGAAGACTATGTATTTGATGACTTTGCTACAACTAAAGGTCAACAAGTATATGCCGGAATTAATAACCTATTTACTGAGGTTATTTGGTATTACCCAGGATCCAGTTCTTCGTATAATGATAAATACGTAGTTTATAACTATGGAGAATCAGGCAGACAACCAGGAGGTATTTGGTATACGGGTGTAAATACTAATTCTATTAGAACAACTTTTATTGATGCAACAATTTATCCCAAACCTCATGCTACTCAATTTAATAGTTCATCTACCGGTACTTTTCCAGATGTAGTAGGAAATTCAGGACTAGGTCAAACAGTTTATTTTGAACAGGAAGTAGGGACGGATCAATTAAATCCTGATGGAACCGTAACAGCGCTTACTTCTTTTGCTACTTCTTTTGATTTTCCTATTAACACGCAACAAGGAACTGGAGAATTTTTTCTAGCTATGAGAAGATTTTTACCAGACTTTAAAACGTTAACTGGAACAGCTAAAGTAACTGTAGGAGTTAAAAACTATCCTTCAGAATCGATGACCGATAGTACCTATAGTCCCTTTAGTGTGACATCAAGTTCTACAAAATTTGATACAAGAGCAAGAGGAAGATATGCCAACATTAAAATTGAAAACGAAAGCTCTGGAGAAGACTGGAGATATGGTACGTTTCAAGTAGATGTTCAAGCAGACGGGAGAAGATAATGACAAAAATAGTAGTAAGATTACCAGAACCTAAACGAGAATATAGTGAGGACAATCAAAGACAAATTAACAGAACACTTTCTTCATTAATTCAGCAACTTAATTCAACATACCAACAACCTGAAAAGGATGATCAAGAAAGGTTTAATTTCTTTCTAAGCTAATGGCAAATATATATAAAAATATTCAAGCAAAAATAACATCAGCAGGGTCATACGATGACATGTATGAAGCCCCTACTGAGACTACTTCTTTAGTTAAAAGTATTAAATTATATAATACCCATAGTGGAGCTTTAGATGTAGATGTTAAAATCTATGATGCTTCAAGCACAACTGATTATGAATGGGATAAGGTCAGTGTTGGAGCTAGCAACAGTGTTGATTTATTAACTTTTAATAATATAATCATCTTAGAAGCAGGAGATAAAATTAAGATGCAATGTGCTACAGGAAATGTTATAAAGATGACAGCTTCTGTGCTACAGACAAGCAGAACATAGGAGAAATATGCCCTTTAAAGAACAAGAAGCGAAGAGTGAATATCAAGTAATAGACGGTAAAAAGGTACACGTTATTACCCCTGAAGTAGAGATCACATTAACTAATACTGAAACAGGTAAAGAATATATGTCAGATAAAGAAGCTGACGACGACGTAAATAACCCTGAAACAGACACTAAACAAGAGCATATTAGAAGAGATGTTAATGTTAAGATCTTAGACTTAGGTTTAGGTACCAAAAGTAACCTATAAGATGATATTGACGATGGCTAAAAAAACAAGTAAACTGCTAAGTTCAGGTGAAATCCCTGCGATTTTCATATATAATCATACATTAAGGAACTAGAATGAGTAAAAGTTTATTAGATAAAATATTAGATACAGCAGCAGGAATTGCCGGAGTAGCAACTAAATATTCACCTTTAATTAAAGCTGGAACGGCAGCGTTATCTACATATGCATCTTACAAAGATCAAAAAGCAAAAAACGAATTACAACAAGCAGCTTACGATGATTATATGCAAGCTGCACAAGCAGCTGGTAAAGAAGCAGAAGCAGCGATTGCTTTAAACTTAACACCTATGACAGTATCAGGCACACCTACAACTAAAGCAGAAGTAACAGATTACACAGCCGCTACTGGTTTAAAACACGGTGGTATCAGCAGTCTTCGTAAAGGATATGCAAGAGGACCAGAAGAATTTGAAGTGGAACAAATGGACGAAGAAATAATTACTCCTGACTATTTAATGAAAGAAGAAGGAGTTAACATAGGCCCACAAGTTTTTTATAATACTGGCAGAGGAGATAGAGCAAATGCTCTAGTGATTTGGGACCAGATGAGTACTCCTGATAAATCTATTTTTGATTTTGATTTTGAAATTTTCTTTCAAGACGGTGGTTGGAGAGACATGATTAAAGGTGAAGCACCAGCAGTTCAAGAAAATACTATGATGGCTTCTGCCCCTAGCATGGAAGATTCTCGAAATGATATGGCTATGCAGATGTTTAATAAACCTTATCATGAACTTAATGAATTGGAAATAGAAGCGTTAAATGAATACAATTCAGGTCTTATGGCTAAAGGTGGTATTGCAGGTTTGAAAAACGGTGGAAGACCTGGGTATGAAATGGGACTGGGACCAGTAGGTAGAGGAATGGGCCCTGAAGAAATAGAAACAGAATCAGAATGGATATCACCCGTATCTGATACTAAAGAAGTTGATACAATACATAGAATTTATGAAGAAAGAGGTCACGAGGGATTACAAGCTTATCTAGAACGAAACCCTGATTTAAAATATAAATATATAATACATGGAGATGCGATGACTGGTGAACTTTCTGTTATGCCTAATAAACTGCACCAAGATTTTCTAGATAAGGAAAACATAATTATGATAGGTGATGGTCAAGGTGGTACAATAGATATGAGCGGATGGACGTTGTCTGAAAACAAGAAAGCTAAAGGTGGTATTGCAGGTTTAAGAAAAGGTTATAACATAGGAGACATAGTTACAGCTGATGCTGAAGCAGTAGTTTCAGACGTTCCTCAATCTCAAGTAGATCAGATTCAAGGTAGTCAAATGACTGAACAAGCTTATAATGAAATATTTAGAAAGTTCTCTGAAAGATTTCCTAATATAGAGACTGACAATATGACTCTAGCTGACATGGTGGCAATGCTTCAAAAAGAAGGAGTTATGGCACAGGATTTAGGAATTTTAGGATTAGATAGAGCAATGGGTATGATTACACCTCAAAGTACTGAGAGAAGTGCACAAAGAATCTCTATGGGAGATACTCAATGGGGAGAGATACCTTATGCTAAAGGTGGAAGAATTAGAAGAGCTAATGGTGGTATCATGGATAT